AATGTCTGCTGCTAAGTGTTCTCTGTCAATACTTCCATCAGCATAATGTTCACTGCCTATAACTCCATCAGCAATCATATCCCCGTGATTAATTGCATCATTACCAATCTTAGCTGCGGTTACTGCGTCATCAGAAATGTGTGCTGTGTCAATAGAGCCATCAACATATTGGTCACTGTCTACAGAGTTTGCACTCATATGTGATAAGTCAACTGCACCACTTGCAATCTTTGCTGAGTCAACAGCACCATTGGCTAAATGTGCGTGGTCAATAGAACCATCTACATAATGCTCAGAGTCTATAGAGTTGTCTGCTAGGTCTGCTGTAAGAGTTCCTGTTACTGTAGCACCAGCAGAAGTTGTTTCAAATTTCTTAACATTGTTATGGTAAAGACTTACTGCACCATCTGCAACAGCTTTAATCATATTCTCGTTAGTAGCAGAGCGTATTAAAACTTCAGCAGAACCTCTAAGGTATAAATCACCAGTACCAGCATCATCAATATATGAATTTGAACCATCGTGATAAATTTGTAAATCTCCACCACTAGCCGAACCAACTTCTAACTTAACATTATCACCAAGTATTAAATCGCCTGTCATAGTGCCACCAGCTAATGGTAACTTGGCAGCAATAGCATTAGTTGTTGTTGTTGCATAGTTAGCATCATCGCCTAACGCAGCAGCTAACTCGTTTAGTGTATTAAGTGTTGATGGTGCTGAGTCAGCTAGAGCTGCTATAGCTGCATCTGTATAAGCAGTTGTAGCTATTCGAGTAGAGTTGTTAGAAGCTGATTGAGTTGTAGTAGTTGGGTTTCCTCCTAAGGCTACATCATCTGCAATTTTAGCTGTAGTAATTTGGTCATCTGCTATGTGTGCTGTATCAATAGAGCCATCTGTGTAATGTTCACTATTAATAGCGTTATCAGCTATTTTAGCACCTGTTACTGCATCTGCACCTAGTCTTGCTGTATCTACTGCACCATCTGCTATTCTAGCTGATGTAACCCAATCGTCTGCTGTAATAGCATTAAACTGGGTTTGTACATTACTGGTTACACCATCAACATAGTTAAGTTCTGTATCCGTGGCTGTGATTGCACCATCAATACTAGGAAATGTAGTCTTTAGTACATTCTTAATTCCTCGTATATGGTCATCACCCTGCGATACATTATCACCTGCTGCTGGGTTAGACGAGTTTAGGTCATCTATATACTTAGTGCCTGTTAAATCTTCTAAAGCCATTGCTTACTCCTATGATGATGCAGCTGTTACTGTTACTGTTACCTGTAGTGTGTCACCAGATATTACTGAACGAGCTGAACTAAAATCAACTACACCGTATAGTGTACCACCAGTTCCTGTTGCTGCTGTGTTTAAAAAAGCACCAGCTACTGTTGCTGTGCCATTAATTGTAAAGTCTACGCTTGTTCCATTAGTCATACTACCATTTGAAGCTGCACCTTCTGTCCATTCTTTTCTGTTACCAGAATAGTTTGTTAGTTCTGCCCAGCTTGAGTGTGATGACATAGTGTTTGCTGCTGCTGGAGTACCAGCTGCTTTTAATCCTATGTACCAAGTTGTTACTTGTGTTGCTGCGTGAAATTCTACATCAAGAATATGATTTAAACCTACTGTAGTAATTAAGTTTTTTTTATTTTCTTCCCACTTTACATTTCCATCTTTGTCTAGGCAAGTAACTTTCCAGAAGTTAGCCAGCCCTAAATTTACATTATCTAATGTCATTTTTTCTCTCCTTTAGAGTGTTATTATTATTCGTCTGGGTCACTTACCTTAGTCCAAGTAGTACCAGTGTCTTCTGCTTCGTCATTCCACAAGAAGTTGTTGTCTGAAGAAGTACCCGAAGTTGCACCAAGGGATATACTCTCTTCAAAATTTATATTAAATTTCATATTTTGTTCGTTGCCTAGTGTAACAGTTCCCGGCATTTTAAGCAGACCAGATGCTGTAGCACCAGAAGTTAATCCTAATATTGCAGATGCAATTTTTTCTACATCTTCTCCACCAGCTAATTCAGAAATAACTTGGTTTAATGTAGCTGTTACTGGTATAGCAACTTTTGTTGGATTGCCTCCCCAAACAAGAGAACCTGCACCTGACCAAACCGCAGTCTCTAAATTCCAAGTTGTTGTTCCAGCTAAAGGTATATTTACTGTAGTTCCAAAAGTTATAGAATCTACATAAAGTTTGTTACCAATACTTGTTAAATTTTCTGTTGATGCTAGTGTTACTGATTCTACAAATATTTGTTGTGTTGAACTTGCAACTCCACTAGAAAGACCTAAAACTATGCTACCTACAAGCTGAAAACCACCAGAACTTGTCAGTGTAGNGTTAGCAGCTAATGTTGCTGTGNTTGGATATACAGTCAATCCAACATTGCTTTGTGTAGTATTGGCTGCTAATGTTGCAGTATCAGAATATGTAGTATTGGCCCATACATAACTGTTGTTAGACCAAGCTGATGAATCTGCTGACCAAGTGCTTTGTGGCATTAGCCTTCAACTCCAGAGTATATATTTCTTACTCTTAATGTAGAGCCAGAATGTCTATCTCTTTTATCTTGTCTTTGTAATTTATCTATTGCGTTGCTGTAACCATTTAACCACACAGGAACTCTTTCATCATTTTTAATAAAAGGTTCTGCTTCCATAAGAGCACCATACAATAACACATCTGGTGCATTTTCAGTTAGCCAGTTGTTTGTTACTGTACCAGCAGAACCATTACCCAAGGGTGTAAACTTTTCATAAAAAGCTATCTCAAGTTCATAAGCTGAATCAGGTACAGGAGCTAATTGTATTTCATCGCCTATTAATGTGTAGGCTCTAGGTTTACCAGTAGCACTGCTTCCATACAACCTGTCTAACATTTCTGGTGTAATGTATTCAAGAGCTGCAGTAGGGTTTGTATTCAATTGAATGTTACGCATTTGTAAATAACCACCGGGCAAGTTAAAATATTTTTGCCCAGATGCTGTGTATGCTACACTCCTAACTTCCATAGGGCGTATTCGTAATTCTCTATTAATCCTAGCTTCTGCTAGTGCAATAAAATCTGGTATCCTTGCAGTCAAGTCTGACCTGTCTAACCAATCTGCTACTGCGTCTTTTAATTCTGTAAATGTACCTAATGCCATTATAGTTTTCCTTTAGTAGTTCGCCACATAGCGTTGGCTGGGTCGTTCATCCATACTTTCATTCTTTCTTGATTTCCCCATATTCCTTCTCGCATCATCTGCTCTACCACAATCATGGGTATGCTTGCTACTTTGTGTGACATTACTGAGTCACCTTTGTATTGCGTGCTTCTGTTGTGGAACTTTTCTTTGCTGTTTAAGTCTGATAATTTCTTAACTATTCTATCGTCTTGCTCACTAGCAATAGTAATGCTTCCATCTAAATTTGATATTATTTCTGTTTTAATTGGACTTGTCATAAAGTAAACCACCCCAGTTGCCTAGGGTGGGTTATTAGGTTATATTAACCAGTTGTGTAGCGTATCTTAGCATTTGCTGCTTCGTTACCACAATGTAGACCATACTCAACTAAGAGCATTTTCTTCTCTGAGTCACCATCTTTTGCAATATCCACTGTTTGGAAATCACGCAAGTAGTTGACTGACCACATATCGTGGTCCAAGAAATATACAATGTCTTGGTCACAGAATCTATCCATAACAATGTTGTAAGTACCAAAGTCTGATACATAAACATCTACAGAGTTTTGAATAGTCATATTGTTATCTGCTACTGAGCGAATTGCATCAGCACGACCTGACATAGCTGTGATTAGTTTCTTGTTAGTTGCACCAAGTAGGATAGTTGACGCTTCACCGCCTTGTGTCCATACTTTTTCCGCAGCTAAAAGAACATCAGCTTCAACCATTGCAGCGTGAGTGCTAGAAGAACCAGCATCTACTACGTTAGTTGTAATCCAATGGGCAGCACCACGAGTCTCACGAGCAGTTGTTGCATTACCTGCAGCAGCTGCGTTGTCAGCTAATAGTGAGCCTTCCATATCACGTTTTAGTTCTTTAGAAGCCTTTGCTAGCTGGTGAGCTAGTTCAGATTTCTTACCAGCGTTATCAACTGTCTCGTGAGTTCCAGTAACCTCAACAACTTTCTTAGAAATTTGTGTTTGGTTAGTTAGACGAGTAGTTGCAGTAGTAGCTGCAGTACCTGCTGCTGCTCCTTCCACATGGTAGTTATTAATTACAGCTGCAGCTAGTGCATCTGTTTGCCACTCAAATAGAGTGTTAGATACTGAACCCTTGCCAGCAATGCTGGACATGAATGGAGTATCTGTTGGTGAAATATCATAGATAACATCTGACAAATCCTCACGGATTGCAGTTGCATCGTATGTTTTAAATTGTGAAGGCATTACTTATCTCCTTAAAGCATATCATAAAATAAGGAAGCAGCATCATCTTGCTTGCCGGACTTCCTCAACCTTGCACGCTTTTTCTTGGCTACATCATTGGCTGCATCTTCATTTGAATTTCCTCTTCCAGCTTTTTGTACTTTAGGAACTTTCTTTACTGCTTTCTTTTTAGGAGCAACCTTTGTTGTTAGTTTGTCAAACTCCATAGCTTTCTTAATTACAAGAATACTGCGGTGGTCTGCTAACTGGTTAATCTCTTCTGGTCGAAAGCCTACTGAGGTTGCATACTTTTGTATGTCCTGTTTAATTGTAGATTTACTATCATTCCATTCCGGCAAGGATTTTACTAGTCTAGAATATTCTTGTTGAACAAAATGTGCCCTAGCTTGTTGTGCTTGTTGAGCTTGTTCTTGTTGAACCATTT